AAAGGAGCGTGAAGATCCAGAGTACTCAGAGATCTTTGCAATCTTCAATAAAATTACAAAGTCAAGTGTTGATAAATTGTCAAATGATACTATCGCTCTCATTCAAAAACGCGACGAATCATTCCGTCTGCGTGTAAGCACTCTACTATTTGACAAAGCTATTACCAACCATATTTTCGCAAACGTAATGGCCGATTGTGCACTGATTCTATCGAGTTCTATTCCAGAGATGGTGGAAGATTTGAATACACAAGTTTCGATGTTCGATACCCTTTATACCATGCACGAAACTATCGCGTGTAATCACAATACGCTAATTGAGTGGACAAAGCAGAAGGAGAAGCGACGTGGATATGCCAAGTTTGTAACTGAGTTGAATGTTCGTAATCTAATTAGCGACGATTGTGTTCAGAAGGGACTGGAGGATGTACTATCTGAGCTATCGATTCTTCTTCAGCAGGTAAAGAGTCCACAGACGGAAGAAAATATCCACCAATGCGCCGTGTTCTTGTTCGAAACTCTTAAACTCATTCCCTCAACAAATAAAGTATGCCGAGAACTTATGAAGAAATCGATATCGGCTATCCTGCAATCGAGACCACCGACACTGATTATGAAGACAAAGTTCAAGCTGGAAGACGCGTTGAAATTAGTGTCCTAAAAACATATCGGCAAAACAAATGTCTGCTCCAGTAATACCATCCGCGAGCGTTCTACTCCGGGCGGCGCAGGTTGCAGTTGAGCAGGACAAGCCTATTTATCTGGATTACTACGGAGATAGTGTTTCAAAGAAGTGCTGTATCGGAGTCAACGACCAGGAAAAGTATCTTGTAAAGTCCGAGAGTGAGTATACGTCAACAATTCAGAGCGTTTTTAAGTGTGAAACGTGCTATATTGTGATGACGGAGAACTCACTTTACATTGTTTCGGCTGACGTTCCAATCAAGAAAATTGTTGCGCCACCTACAGAGTAAATAAATATATAAGTAATGGACCTAGTTTTTCCACCTCCACACTACATCCTATTTGAGCCTTTGAATGACACAAATATGTTGAAGATATGGTCGGAATACAAGCAAAAAAATAAAGATTGCGAATATGAAGTATTTGATGCTTCAATGAATCATTCAGTTGAAACATTTGCTCCCTGGATTGAATCGTGGATGAGTCGAATGCCGTCTAAGAAGACTCGGTTTCGAGTTCTTTTGATTCTTCATGCTGAATTTTTGACTTTTTCTTGTCAGCAAGTGCTTCGTCGTCTGCTTGAACAGCGATCGTTTCGATGCAGAGTGTGGTTTCACATAGAAGACCCTACCGGACTTCAAGCTGCCATTCAGAGTCGATGCATCATAAAACGAATTCCAACCTATCTTCACGCTGTCAAATATAAAACACTATGAAGCTTGAAGTGTATACGGACGGCGGTTGCACGCATAATGGAAAACAGAATGCACGAGCGTCTTATGGATACTATTTTCCAGAACATAAAGAGCTATCATTTGCATCCAGAGTTCCAGCCGATCAACCACAAACAAACAATCGAGGAGAACTTTTGGGTATTTTAGAGGGTATCAAAAAGGCCCAGGCATCATTTCCTGCAGCAGATGTGAATCTTCATGTATTTACTGATTCCGAATACTCTAAAAATTGTATAACCAAATGGCTTCCTGGATGGATTGCAAAAGGCTGGAAAACATCATCGGGAACTGCAGTGTTGAATCGCGATCTAATTGAAGATATTTCGGGGCGACTTCTTTGCTTTGAATCGCACACGTTTACATATGTTCGCGCTCATACCGGGGGTGACGACGAAATGAGTAAAAATAATCATATAGTCGACAGAATGGTTTCGAATATATTAAATCCTGAAGAGGCAGTTCCTGTTGCTAAAGTTGAAGTGAACGGTCCTCTTCAGATGATGGGTCCTCCAGTATCAGAAACTCAGCTTTATAATTGGTGTATGGCAAATTTGAAGGAGCTGGATCCTGTTATACTGCGCACTTCTATAATTTCTGCCTACACTAAGTCTATGAAGAAAAACGGATACGAAGTCACAAAACAGAAACTACATAGAACGAACGAATATCGATTGATTGCTGGTAATCATTTAACCACGACACACACGGATTAATATAAAATGAGTGTAACGGCATATCATTTCTGGTCGCCTACTTGTGCTCCGTGTAAGGTAATTAAGCCTGCAATCGAAGATTTGAAGGAAGAGTTTTCAAATATTCGCTGGGTTTCTGTTAATACTCACGACGATGCTGAGAACTATGCTGGGCAGTTTAATGTAACAAGTGTTCCTACAATTGTGGTAGTTTCGCCAACTTCTACGGAGAGACACTCAGGAACAACTATGATGGGGTATTATCGTATCATTCGAAAGTCAATTTCTACTTTGTAATATTAGGAACAACATTATCGAATAAATTAGATTCCAACTGCTTCTGTTTAGCAGTTAAATTTTTCAACGTTTCATTGCTATTAGGGTCAGTAATACCAACACTATTTAGATATTTTATGTCCGCTTTAACCTTGTCTAGTTCAGACTGCTCCGGTGTTGGAGTAGTAGTCGATGGGTCTGCGGGGGGAGCTGAAGATGGGGCTGATGAACTTGCGCGTTGTCCGGTATATGGCAGATATTCGGGGCTAGATGCAGATGTTGATATCCATCCGGATAATCCTAGAGAAAATCCGAACAGCGCGGCAAGACCGTCGTTATAGAGAGAGCTAGTGAACAGATACGTTCCAGGAGGAGATGCCTTGGTAGATAATACCTGAGCAAGCAGTACCAGGAACGACGACATTATTGCAATAAGATTCTTAACAGGAGTCTCTTTTGCGTTCTGAACTGTGTAGTCGTAGGTGTAGTATGTTAGGATTGCAGCTGTTGATACTACAAACATAGGCAGAAACTTGCCAAATACAAATGCGGATATTATACATGTGACCAGCGAACTAGCGCCTATTGTCGAGGGGATCATATATCCAATGTTCAGTGTAAACACTGTCATTACAAGCCCCCACGCTAGCAGTGCATATGGGATCATACTGACGATCCAGCGCAGTGTTGTCCACAGGCCTCCCTGTAGAACAGCAAATGCACCGCCTCCCCCAAACAGCAATGCTATAATCATCACTGCAAAGAACAAAAAACTGCTGTACAGTGCAGCATATGCTTTACTAAGTGCCATTCTTTATCATTCAAATAAGATTATAAAATATAATACTAAATGAGTGCTCCGGAAGGAACAAGTATTATTCCATCAACTAGCCCAGCTGCAATCAAAGAGGGCCCGATTCCAGCACCTTCTACCGCGATGCCTGTTATATTCCCTCCTGCGCCGAAAGGAAATAATTCGCCGCCTCCTAGTACTTCTCAGACACCGCCAACAAAAAAGGAAGGAATGTCCTTCCAGGATTTAATTGTTTCAATTTTTTATTTGGTTTTTACAGGTTATGCGATATACTATGGCTGGATACTAGGTCAAAGACATGGTCGTGAATATTTAATGTACGTGCAGACATTTGGGCCATGGCTACGTAGTTGGTTTGTTCGAGATCAAGTATAAGTCCTGCGATCACGGTAATCCCACTCTTCTGTCTTCCAAACACTATCGTCGTTTTTATCATCCTTAGCAGCTTCTTCTGCCTCTAACCTAGCTTCCTTTTCCATCTTCTCTTCTAGTGTCAGCTCAGGCCTTAGCTTCTTGTGGCTGACATCTTTCCAATCGTCCTTTGGTAGTGCCTCTGGTTCTTCGTAAGAATCATAGACAAACCCATCATACGCCTGTCGTTCTTCACGATAAACAAAGTGAGAGCGCTTCTCGAGATTCTGGCGCTGAATTCTGGACTGTTCGCTGAGTTCATTCATCTCTCGCTGTTGCTTTTCCTCGTCGGCCTTTTCGTTCCACTCGCGCGCAAGCAATGCAAACGACTTGGGTCTAGTCCATGTCCCTGCATTAGTGCGAACTGGCGCCGATCCGCTCAATGCAGGAAAGCTTTCGGGCTTTAGATTAATCTCCTCGGCCTTAGTGATGCGATTACGCAGGTGCGGAGGAACATACTGAGACGCCATTCTGTGTTGTAATCATATCCATACAAAAAGTAAATTCGTTTTCCCGAAAAACGAACTTACAATCTCACAGATGTGAATCTTATAAGAATGTCGTATGCTTTGTCTATTGCGTTGAATGGTGCCATTACTGAGTTCCAGATCCCAGCAAAGACTAAAGATGTTCTCGAGTGGATGCGAAAGAAATATAAGAACAATTCAATCCAGTTTCAAGGTAAACTCCAAGATCCAACCAAGGACACGCGTATGCTAAATATCTTTGCTTCCTCATCCGAAGATGAAGATAATGTAAATTCTCACATGCTACCTGCACCTTTTGACGAGGAAGTATACAGCAGTCAAATCTTGATTCTAGTTACCGAAAATGACGACGATGACTCATACATTCCTGCAATATCGTCATATAGTTCAATTAGAACACACGAGTACGAAAAACTATACCAAGAATGGACGTTTGCAGTTGATGAGGATGATAATGATGTTGTCGAGAATGAAGAGGAGGAGGATGCGCCAGTGGAGGAGGAAGTTGTATTCGAAGAGCCAGAAGAAGATATTCCCGTTCAACGATCAGCCCCTGTTAGAGCTGTGAAGCAAGTTCAACAACGCGATGTGTTTATTGATTGCGCGATTCGTGAGAAGGTGGTTGATAACTTTGCGTTGTTGTTTAAGTCTCGTGAAATGGCAACTGACTTTGAACTGAGTATTCTCAAACATGTAGTTGAACTAGCGAAAAAGGATAGTTATGAAGTTGACTGGTCTAACAGGACATTTTGGAATATGTATCGCAATCGTGCGGTTTCTCTCTATGAGAACTTGAAGGGTTCGGACAGTTACGTTAAGAATAATCAACACATTCTAGATAAAATTAATTCTGGTGAGCTCAATCTTAATAATGTTGCAGAAATGTCTCCAATTGATTTGTGTCCTTCGCGCTGGAAGGAATCGATTGAGAAAATTATTGAATCCGAAAAGAAGCTTTATTCGACCCAGAAGAATGCGTCTATCTTTATGTGGTGCTCGGGCTGTAAGCGGAAGACTAAATGCGATTACTACCAGCTTCAGACACGATCTGCAGACGAACCCATGACAACCTTCGTTAATTGTTTGGAGTGTGGCAAGAAATGGAAATTTTAGTGACTAGATATAATGGTTTGGATCGCAGAGAGCCCTTTGAATAATGCAGATGACAAAAAGCTTTTTAAGTATCTTAAGGTTCGCATGGGCGAGCGTAATGCCAATAAGATAGTTAAGGTCCTAAGCCTTTACAAATACATCAAGTCTCAGCGGATTCGTTCTCAAAAAGATATAGAAACGATTGCCTATTATGACGCAAAGAAGACCCGACCTGTATTCAATCGCAAGACAGCGAAGTCTGTTTTTTCGTTGATGAAGCAGTCGGGGGGAGCTGGCGACGAGGCTTTAGTTCTGGATCGCGCGATCCGAGGTATGATTACATTTATTCAGGGATTTCTGCCTAGTCCAATAACTACTGCAGCAGACAGCGCCTACTACTACATCACGATTCTGAAACGAGTTCAAGAGATGCCTGGTGTTGGTGAGTTTGTCGATATAGCCAAAGAAGCAGTACTCCAAGCCACTAAAACGTTGATTGTAGGTGCGAACGATGTTGCTACTGATGTAGCTGGCCCTGCCGGTGCAGTTGCAGTGGCTTTGCCTGCAGCTATTGCAGTTGCCTTTGTTGCCATAACTCATCTGCTAGAAGACGAGTTGGGCGAAGCTTTCTTAGTGGTATTTCTTGCTATTCCGTTTATTGGACCAACTTTATACAAGGCAGCCGGATCTTTGGGCAAATTTGGTCGTAAAATATTCGAACACAAAGACACTATCGTTGGCACAACTGGAATGTTTCTGGGAGATGGTGTTGCTGAAACAGTTGAAGATTTCATTCCAAATATGGATGCACGAAAGGAACCAGCTCCGGTTTCACCTCCGGTTGAAGCTCCAGCAACTACGGGTGCAAAACGATTTTCAACGAGACGACGTAAAGTTCCTAAATGGAGACGAACGAGATCCGCGAAACGCTAAAAAACTGGATTGAATTTGACGACGAAGAGCGTCGTCTTCGTGGTGAAATTAAAAAACTTAATGAACAGAAGGTCCGTCTTTCTAAGAAAATTCTAGAATTTATGCGTACTAATGAAGTGGATAAGTTTGCTCTGGAAGGAACTGGAGCAGGGACTTTGACGCGTTCTGTTCGCACAACTAAGCCTCCAGTAAAGCGTGCTAATATTCGAAAGCAGTTGTTTGTATACTTTGCAGATCAGCCTGATCGAGTAACTAGCTTTTTGCGTGAGATGGATGGTATGCCTTCAAATGGAGAACCTGCTACTGAACTAAAGCAACGTGAGGTTTTGAGTCGCACAGTTCCTCGTGAAAAAAAGAATTAAACTTAGATATAAATGGTTATTAAGTACTCTGATAATAACTTATTTCGAGTTGATTCGTCAAAACCTGATGTGATTTTTATTCACAGAAACGTGCCTATTCCTAGCAAATGGCTAAGCCCTCTGGGTATAAGATCACCCAGAAATATGGTTGCCTATCGTGCTGCCAACCCCCTTGAACCGAATGATTGTTTGATTTTAGCAGAGTCATTGTCTGCAGATACTCCCGGATATCAATCAACAAAATGCCACTTTAGAGAGAAAACTACTAATCTTGCATTTGGATTCACTGATGCTCAAAACATTAGAATATCAAATACTCCTTCTGCAATCCAAAATGAACGTGCGAACCCCGATCTTGAAGAGGCATACGCAATCGTAAGAAGGCAAATCATTGAAGGTGAAGCACCATATCACATTGCATACGTATTGTTTAAAGATGGAAATACAAATATAACTATGGAAGCTGATGCAGGCGATCCTGACTTAACGTATCCTGTTTTTGATATATATGATGACAGAAGAAAAACGTTTCATGCTAGATTTTCAAAACTATATCATCCAGCTACGACGATTGTTCTAAAGAAACGATGAATTCAAGTGATCGTTTAGAAACCACATTCAAGTTTCTCCATATTAGCTGTAACTCTTCCCACGTAAGCAGTTCCATTTCAAACAATTCTCCATAATACATGTTTGTGCGCTTTGCTACCATTTTGCACAAGTCTGTAGGGTCTTTTAGATGTAATGCGTACAAGTCTCGAGAGTGAATCTGTGTATTCAAATCTTCTATTGCATCCCGATCTTCAAACGGCATGACTTCTTCGTTGAATTCACGCAAAGCTGTATCCAATGAATTCGTATCTTTATGTATATTGAACGCTCCTTTTACAATGCCATACCTCCAATCCTTTTCTAAGTATCGGAATCTGGCACGTGTATGTGTCGGATGTATATCTGGTGTATCAAATTGGATGCGCATACCATATTTACGGCTCAATCGTTTGCATTGCAATGTGTAGTAGCTCATATAGTCGCCTGGTAACGAAAACTTCTCCAATTTACATACATCTTCATGAATATCGCGAAGAAATCTCGACTCTTTTCCGATTAGGAACTTCACTTCATTCTGTATTCTTGCAGTAACAATTACAATTGCCATTTAAGAAGTGCCTCTCGGGCAGCCCATTGTTCTGCCTGTTTCTTAGTAGTAGATGTGCCGGTTCCTAGTCTAACTCCGTTGATACCTACAACCGCCATGCTATACATTCCGTTTTCGTTCGATATCATTGCATATGTCGGTGTCGTGTGGAATGCAGCCTGATAAACCTTCTGAAACTGCTCTTTGAAATTACGATTATTCATCAGGATTTTTGGAATATCGATATACATTTCAATCATGCGGACCATAAAATTGTATAGAAGTTTAAAGTCGTATCCAGAATCGATCCAAATTGCACCGATAAACGCTTCAAAGATATCACCTAATTTCTTAAGATTCGTGCGACCTGCACAGATATCTTCATTGTGTCTAGAGATAACATAGAATTCATCGAGCCCGATAATCTGGCTTAATTTTCCTAGTGTTTCGTTGCATACAATTTCCTTTTTCAAGTCAGTTAGAAAACCCTCGTTTTCTTGGGGAAAACGTTCCATCAAGTAAGTTGATACACACGCTCCAAGAATCGAGTCGCCTAGATGCTCCATTCTCTCGTACGATTCATCAAACAGATCCAAACAATTAGAAGGTCTAGGCAGAAGTTCAGTAGATTCTCCGGTCGGAGTAGTATACTCAGATCTTTTTACATATGAAGAGTGGACCATTGCAGTTTGGAATGTATTTGCATTTCGAACTTTGAAAGAACAGTTATGCTTCTCCAAAATTCGATGGACGTCATTAACACTCAGTAGTTTGTTTTTCGAGTTGAACGGATTGTAACCTTGCATTCTTACTTACTAGAACGTTTATTGCGTCTAGTTCGTTTTACACGACGACGCGCACCCATCGGTGGTGCACCCATCGGTGCTCCGGCAAGTTCACTATTAACTGCAGCGTTTAGCTTATTCCAGTTTGTTAAAAAAAGTGCGGCTTGTTCTGGGTGCTGTGCTTTCATTGTTTTTAGGGATGAACGCAACCCCGCCTGAATCTGAGGTTCAAATTTTTCAATCAACATCGGGAGCTGAGTTTTCACTGCATTGAGTATTAACCCAGACATTTATAGTTTACATTGAATATTTATTTCGCTTGGCGGGGTTAGTTTGGATCGTTCGTTCAAACGCAAACTCGTTAGACACCATCTTTGGCTTTTGACGCTCTACCATAAACTCATAACAATCTTCTGGATTTGGATTATTGTGGTACTTTGAGAAGTAAGCTTCCAATCCATCCATTAACTCGTGTTTAGACATGGACCATCCCTTTGTCCACATACCCGGTCTCTGAATTCGAATCAAACTTCCGTCCTCTTTAATCTCTAGCTTATCGTACTGCTGAAACTCGGGCTTCTGTAGAATAATAGACATTTCATTCTCAATTTGCTTCCGTTCACGTCTTACCTCTAGGGATTTGGAGTTCAGTTCTTTCAAATCCTCGTCTAGTTTGCGGTAGCTCTGTAGATGAGACTTGAGCGTAATAAGTGTTGCGTCCATTTCGTTATACTTCGAAAAACAAATAACAAACTTTCATCCGTTTTAAATAAGAGGGATGAATCTGGATGCAAGGGAGATAGAACACTTGCGGAAAGTATATAATGAAGAACACACTAATGAGCGTCCTATTCAATCAGATACTTCGGTAAAAGTTTGGAACGAAATAAGGCGTAGATTATACCAGTCGTGTAAAACTGGCCGTTCAGAGTGTATTTTGGCCAATCTCATGCAAAAACCACAAGGCCCTTCATCTTGGAAAGTGAATCCAGAACAATGGATTACGAGTGACGATATTGATGCTATTGAGAAACAATTTGAGAAGGTTTTTAAGGAGTACAAATATGTAGGCACATTCCCTATTGATTTTGACAAACATACACGAACCGGAGAGTGTCTTGTGAGTGCACTTTGCTCGTTAGATATCAAATCGCTTTATGAAAAAGGATATCGTCAGTTCGGGATTGTTTTTAATACGGACGTATCTACTGGGCCAGGTCAGCACTGGGTTGCAACGTTCTGTGATTTGTCTGCTGAGCTGGAGCATCCTCGTATGACTTACTTTGATTCGTATGCACATAAACCTGAGAAGCAGATTCAAGTATTGATGCGTCGCTGGAAAAAGCAATGGGATATTACTAACATTCACCCAAAACCCATGAAGTTATCGTATAACGGAACTCGCCATCAGTATGAGGATAGTGAATGTGGAATGTATTGCGTTTATTTCCACTATTGCTGTTTAACCGGCGTTTCGATGGAAAAAAGAGTTCCGGATCAAGTCATTCGGGGCCTGCGTGGACTGCTCTTTAGAGTTTAATATCTCAATACTTAATTAAAAATGGCAAACGCTTGGCTTACTCACGTCAAGGCGACGATGCGAACGATGAAGTCGAACGGTCAGTACAAGAAGGGCGATGGTCTAAAAAAGGTTATCCAGCAGGCGAAGAAGAGCTACAAGAAGACTCGTCGTGGTGGCGCGGATGAGGACAAGGTCGCGTTTCCTCCCATGAAGGTTCGCACCGGTGCTCGTCGCACCCGCCGTCGTCATTAAACATCCATCCCCTAAAATTTACAAGTGTTTGTAAATTACGCCTGTTTTATGTCTTAAAGTGAATAAACGATCTAAAATACCTATCATATTCCGGTCATTTTCACGAAAAATAGGCATATCTAACATACAAAACAAATGGGTGGCGGTCTTCTACAACTCGTTGCCATGGGCGCTCAGGACGCATATCTCTCTGGAAATCCTCAGATTACCTTCTGGAAGGGCATGTTCAAGCGCCACACCAATTTTGCAATGGAACAGTTCCGGGTTAATTTAACTGGTATGCCAATGTGGGGGCAGAAGCAGAGTGCAACCATCGGTCGTCATGCTGACTTGATTTACTCTACTTATTTGGAGGTCTCCCTCCCAGTTGGGCTGTACAACAACGACCAGCGCCGTCTCGGATACAACTTGCTTCGATATGTTGAGCTTGAAGTTGGCGGTCAGTTAATTGATCGTCTATACGGCGAGTGGCTGTTCCTGTGGGACAGCTTGACGTCGGACGTTACCAAGGGTCTCAAGTTGCACGGCATGGTCGCAGCCGGAATTACAGGTCCTGCTGCATCTACTACTGTAGATGCATCGTGTAACTCAACCACCGGGCGCCCATCTAAGCCCACAACTCTATACATTCCTCTCTCATTCTTTTACACTCGAAATGCCGGTACTGCGCTCCCTATGATCGCTCTGCAGTATCACGAGGTCAAGATCAATGTTCTGTGGAATTCGCCTCAGTTAGTTGCTGGAGATTTCACACAGACGAATCTGGCCCCCAACCCCTCTTCTGCCGCTATTTATGTCGACTACATCTATCTAGACGTCGAGGAGCGTCGCCGTATGGCCCAGGAGTCCCACGAGTACCTCATTGAGCAGGTCCAGTATAATGAGGACAAGGGCATCACATCTGCCTCTCAGCGCGTTGACTTGACCTTCAATCATCCCGTCAAGGAACTCGTGTGGGTCGTTCAGCCGAGCAATTACACCAACTGCAAGCTTCCGGCTAGTACAGCTGTATTTGGAGAAGGACGTACTGCTGGGACGATATACCCATCAGTTACGGCTTCAGCACTGTCTCTCGCTTTAACAGACACACGAGGCCCCACAGGAAACTTTGCAGTCAACACTCCCTATACTTACACATATACTCCCACCTATACAGTTAACTCTGTGTATGGATTAACCGTTGGAAATAAGGTTAAATTCGCTAGCACAACAAATGCAGCAATAGATCTTGGAGCGTCTATTACTGCTGCCAACTTTGTATGGACAAGTGGCGGCGGGCACGCAAATGCGGCCGCAGGAGTTCGTACATCTACAACCCTATTTAACGGAGGAACTCTCGGAACTACTATTACTAGCATTAACTATAGTACTAACCAGATTACAACAGAGACTATTGTATATACGTATACCACCCCAGGCTCAGGAACTCCTGCCTTTTCAGCCGGAACTGCAACATTTGCATCACTTGTATCCACTGGAGCAGTGACAATCTCTGATCCCACAAAGGACACTGATCGCCTCACGCCATTCACATACGACGTTGATGCCGTCTATTCTCAGCACCTGCAGTTCAACGGCCAGGACCGCTTGGACAAGCGATTTGGGGACTACTACAACGAGGTTCAGCCTTTCCAGCACCACACTGGAAGCACCTCATCTGTTTACAGGAATGCAACTGGTAGTGCGATCTCGACGGCCCAGCCCGGCGTGTACTGCTACTCATTCGCCTTAAAGCCCGAAGAGCAACAGCCTTCGGGTACATGCAACTTTTCTCGCATTGATACTGCAACCATCGTCATGTCTATTGACGGCAAGGTTCCGATTGACAGAGATGGAAATGAGTACGACGTGCGTGTGTATGCAACGAACTACAACATTCTCCGCATCATGAGTGGGATGGCGGGTCTTGCTTACTCGAACTAAGCTCTTGCTTGAGTTTCTCCAAATACAAAATACCATCCATGAGTTCCTCTTGTGCATGCTGAATCCAGTCTCCAACCTTTAGATCCTTACGGTCCAAATCCGTTCTGTACTTTTCTTTTCCAACTCTAGCGCGTGACTTGAACTTCTCGATTACAGCTGTAACTACGGAATCCATTACTATAAAACGAATTGTTAGGTCTAAACAATATATAAAACAGACTAAAAATGATTCCAGGTATTCTTGAACTCACTTCAAGGACAAAATATGGTATGACATCTCGCAATGTCCCTCTATATCTATTTCGTCCGTTGAACCAAAAGCTGAGCCCGTGTATCGTCGGTTGCTCGAAACTTTCGACAACAAACGTTCTTGCATTAGTTAATGTTCCAAAATGGGATGATAACAAACTACCACGTGGTAATTTAGATCGTATACTGGGAAATTGTGGCGATTTTAAAGCAGAAGAAGATGCCCTAAAATATCAATATCTAAAGCAGGGCTGGTCTCCTGGTATTACGATTTCTATTCCCAACCCACAACCCGAAAGGCATACAATCACAGGTATTTCGTTCAATATTGATCCAGAAGGATGTCGTGATATTGATGATGTGTTCACTATAGGAGATGATGCATACTTTTATATCACTATTGCAGATGTATCTGAATGGATGAAAGAGAATCCAGAATCATTGCGAAAGGCACAACAAATAGGACAGACTCAATACTCAATCGACGGGTCTATCATTCAATCTATGGTCCCTTTCGAAACAGATTGTTCGCTTGTTCCCAACAAAGAACGACTTGGAGTATCTTTGCGATTCAAACTAGAAAACTCAAAGCCTAAAGATATAGAATTTATCAAGACTATAATTACAAACACACTTTCATTCTCATATGAATCTATTTACAAGTCCCAGTATGCATCTACTATTCAAAACGTAGCAGAATGTCTGGGTTGTAAAATTTACGATTCGCACGATTGGGTTGCAGAATTGATGATATTCTACAATATCGAGGCAGCAAAGATTCTAAAGCAAAAGGGCCAAGGGATCTTGCGAGTTCATTCTGATCCCGATATTGAAAAACTTGAGAAGTTTAAATCATTGGGAGTCGACGGAAGATTTCTGGCGTTTAAGTCGGCAAAGTACGTCCCGACTACAACAAACGAGACACATTGGGGCCTGAATGCAGATGTGTATTGTCATGCTACGTCCCCTATCCGCCGATTTGCCGATGTGATTAACCAGTATGTTTTGAAAAATGAAACTCCGCCCGATGTGGATATTAGTATGCTAAACCAACGATCCAAAGATCTGAAGCAATTTGCAAGAGATGTGTTCTTTATTCGTCAAATTCAAAGCAATAATAGATCGGTATCTGCAATTACTTTGAACGATCATCGCGTTTGGGTTTCCGAGTGGAAGCGTATTGTCACATGTAAAAATTCTTGCATAGAAGGAAGTCGAGGAACTTTATATTTCTCGTTGGATATGAATCAATCAACGTGGAAGCGACGGATGGTGTTTAGATTCGAAGATACAACGAATCGGGAATAACAAATCCACGCACAAGTTTCTGCTCAATTCCAATCATTTTTTCAATCATGGCGGTATCTTGCTTGATAGTCGCAATACTGACCCATTCACGAACAATATTGGCGAGTTTCAAAGTAGCACGAACAAAGTTTCCGTGTTCAACACCATATTTTTCGCAAACAAAGTCATTACCCTCCAGCCACTCGCACATTACATCGTGCCAGTAATCTGTAACTTCCCAATTTGTCTGAAGTATTTCACTCTTCATCAGTGCACCGCCGTATTTGCGGATTTTATCAATATGTTCTGTAACCGGAATAATCTCTTCTGTCGTTGGCTGTTCCAGAAAGCAAGATAGCGTTTTTACAATTGTATTTGCAGACTCAGCATGGATCCATTTATGCGTGTATAGTTCGGTCATAAGTAGCGGGTGTCCTTCGTGGATTTCAGATGCTAACACGCCCTTTTCTGTAAGACCATTGTTCTCGATATACCCATTCTTGAATAGGAATGACTTTCGCGTTTCGATGTCTTCCAGATATGATTGCAGATAGTTGATATCCTTATCGAGTTGAAGTAGTGATTGCTTCAAGGCGCCGTATCGAACATATTCTTTCTTTGCTTTATCCCACTTTGGACCCACATGCGAGTTATCCCACTTTGATAATTCCTGCTGGTGTTTCTTCTTATCGGCATTATTTGTTGACCGAAGATTTGTCTGAATTTCGTCCCGGATTTCGCATACACGCATAGTTGTTTCGTCAAACTTTTGTAGCTCGGCTTTAATCGATTCTTGTTTATTCTTGATTTCATCAAGTTGCTGGATATTTTGTTTCATCCAGTAAGTATCGTTCTGGACGGACTTGCCTGAGCCCATTGTGGCAAGAATAAATGAATAATCGAACTTCATTTGTGATTCTACGCTAGCTCTTTTTCCGGTCATCATTTCCTTAACAAGTTGCGGATCTTCCGGTTCTCGAATAGGAAGGTATACTACAATACCCTTATCATCCTTGCCTCTGCGTCCTGCCCGCCCGGCCATCTGAATATATTCCGATGTTCGCAACATCCTCATATTTTCTGTTAGATCATCGTATTTGCGATAAGACGTGAATACAACTGATTTGGTCGGCATATTGATTCCAACTGCAAACGTTTCGGTCGCAAACAGAATCTTAATGAACCCCTTGTCAAAGAGAACTTCTACAATCTCCTTGAGAATCGGAAGCATCCCCGAATGGTGAAATGCTACACCCTTTTCAAGCAGGGAGTTTAGTTTGTGAAACCCTTCGATCTTTTGAAGTTCAGTATATCTGTGGAGATGAAACTTTACGATATGCTTAACGTCTGCCGTTTCTGGTGATGTAAGTAGATCGGTAGATACCTTTGATGCATATTCCTCGCACATCTTACGTGAGAACACAAAGAACAGAGCTGGCCTGTCTAGTTTCAGAATAAGTTTATTCATTCGGTCTAAGAAGCTTCCAACACGGACATCCTTTTCAATAACCTGCCCCTCTTCGCGAGTTTTGACACGTTCCTTATGCTTTCTTAGTTCGTCTTGCTGAGTATAATACTTGCGGACCCATGATTTGTATTTCTCAAAGTTGAACTGATCTTTTGCGTCCATGATAACTTCACCATCTTCAGTTGTGTGGATCAGAGGGACAATGCGATACTCGGTAGAAATCAGATGACACGGCTTTTGCTTGATGGTAGTCAGCCAGTTCACGAATGGTTCAGGAGAGTCCAATGTTGCAGATAATAGCACCAAGTTTACATCGGGAGGCAGTAGAACTAGACATTCCTCCCATACACTTCCACGTCCAGGATCATTAATGTAATGAACCTCATCGAATACCACTGCATCTAAGTTTGCAAGAGAAAGCTCAGCTGTAATGCCAACATGTTCGGTTGAAGTTCCCTGTTTGTAAAGCAAGTTACGGAGAATTTCAGTTGTCATAATGACAACATCTGCTTGAGGACAGAACTTAATGTCACCAGTCATAATGCCGACCGTGAAACCACGAGAGTCATCTCCATATATCTTTTTCAGATCGTGAAATTTTTGATTTGAAAGAGATTTGATAGGTGTCGTATAGAATACACGCTTGCCTTTGTTCAACGAACGCCAAATTTGGTATTCACCAACTAGCGTCTTACCTGAACCAGTTTTGGCGGTAATGAGGACATTTTCATCTTTGGAAATGTACTCAATCGCCTTCTCCTGAAAAGGATCCAATTTGAATTTGAACGGATGCTCCATTGTTACTAATTTAAAAATACATACATGTTATGAGTCCGTTTTACTCTACCACTCCATAGCGATATCTTCAATGCGACACTCCTTCTCGTCGGGCTTCAATAGTTTGGTATTCACGGCATTAATTTCTGCATCAAACCCGTCTGGGCCCTCTTCTGTCCCCTCAGGCATCTTTGTCTCATCAATCAAGATATCTACGAACCCAGTTCCACAAGGAGGCTTCTGTCCAAACATAATATTTCCAGACACACCCTTCATCGAGTCAAATTCACCCGAGATTGCAGCGTTGAACAGAATCTTGGATGTCTCTTCGAACGAAGACTGAGCTAGAACTCCGCTCTCACCCTTGTTCATGCCGAATCGGTTGACCGATAGAATGAAACCCGGATAAGTCATTGTGTCAATCAGCGTAATCATATGGTGATAGTTCACGTACTCTGTGGAGAATACCTCCATAAACTCATCGTATAGGCACTGACGGACTGCTTCAATTCCAAATACATCCAGAATCTCATGAATGTCGTTCGAGAATGTCCGGAACGGATCTACATTTGAATACACTGCCAGATCTAGAATATTAGTTCCCTCTGCATCCAAGACATACTGCTTCAGCGGTGCATAGCCTCCCGATGTATCGTCATAAGTCATTTCGTCCTTGATTTCGCGCAAGTATACGCGACCAATTCCGTCAATTCCAGTTAGAACTGTGTCTAGTAGCTTGTCTTCAATAAAGCGTAGAGCAAGGGCATTCTTCACAATATCGGGCTGAAACACTACCCGCAGAATCAGCTTATCAGGACTGTTCGTATCGTTTGTAATACAATCAAACACCTTCAATACCTTATTGTCCTGAATACGAGCCTGAATCGTAGTCATATCCATGATATTTCGTCGCGCCATTTCGGTGCGATCTAGTTCCAGTCGAAGAATCCAAGGTGAACTACACGTCGAACCCTGAGACACCGAGAACAATTCGTATGCTTTTAGAATCTCTGCATCTTCCTTGATTGCAGTATTATCGGATGTTGGATTGGGGTCATAGTAAATGCGAACAGACCGAGTGATATCGCGCAAAGTCGTCTTTTGGATCTCTTTCATCATCGAGAACATTGCGTCCTGAGAGGTGGCAATATCGCGATTCATAAATACTACATTGGATGGGTTCTTAGGATTAGGTGTTGCAGCAAGTAGTTCCATTAGACGAGGAACACCCTGCGTTGCATTGGCCTTAACGGTTCCAGTTGAGTGGAAAGTATTAAGAGTTAGCTGAGTAGTCGGCTCACCGATAGACTGGGCGGCAAGAGTGCCTACCATCTCGCCAGGATGGACGCGTGCTTTGATGTATTTGAAACGAATCTCGGACACAACCTCATCAAACATCGCTTGAGATAAACGCAATACCATAATCATCTTCTTTGGAGCCAAATAGTATCGAAGCAAGCAATGGAACACCTTGTTATCCTTCATCCATTTCTCAGAGCACATAGCATCTAATTGGCGGATCAAGTATTCTGGGGTTAAGTCTGTTTTGGTGGCATATGGGTTCTTGTATTTACCAAGCATGCGTCGTAGGTTAACTGGAGCAAACAGCTTTGTGTCGCGTCTGTATCTCCAAACATTGTGAATTAGAAACTTGCGATCAGCCAGGATTCTATCCACAAAATTATCATCTTTAATCTCATCTGGCTTGGAGCAAACTGCCTGGTAATCATTCTTAGATGCAGCAAAATCCTGGTAGATCTGTTCGAGTGTCATCACTCCCAAATCACAGGACTGTGACTCAACTGCCGTGCTATCGATTCCATCTCCGCCATACTGAAACTGAACGATGGATCCAGTTGCATTGCGAACCGTTCCGTCGTATTCTACATGTAGATCCTCCATAGTCTTCACCAATCGTCGCTGAATGTATCCCGAATCACTGGTCTTAACTGCAGTATCAATCAGTCCTTCACGTCCAGCCATCGCGTGAAAGAAGAACTCTGCAGGACGAAGCCCTGAGATAAAGCTATTTTCTACAAACCCATGTGCTTCTAGTCCATGATTATACTTGGTAAAGTGAGGCATTGTCCGGTCTTGTAGCGTATTCTGGACACGCTTACCCACAATGAACTGCTGGCCCAGTAGAGCAACCATCTGGGCGATATTCAAGTTAGAGCCTTTTGCGCCAGAGTCTACCATTTCGATCATACGATTCTTCTTTGGGAGAGAGTTCATCACACTCTCTGCAATAGTCGAGGATGCCTTGCGAAGAACATCCAGAATTTGAATCTCCAGCTCTTCTCCATCCTCTCGAGCAGAATCGTTTAGGAATTGTCCTGAGTGAACGTTGGAAATCAGGTCTGAAATACTCTTTCGTGCAGTTGCAATAGACGCATTGATTTCTGAATAAACCGAGTTATTAGCGATTAGATCTGAAGCGCCAACTGAGAATCCAGTGAACAAATTGTATTTTGTGACAATACTTTGAATGTCATTGATAAATTGACCACAACGCTGGGGATTGAAGTCATTGTAGATTACCGATAAGATACCTTCGGCTGAATCGTCGATCGATCCGTTGAAAGCACCCTTTTTCAAGAGACCTTTTGTAAGTTGGCCGTTTTCCAGGCTGATTCGGCCCTCAAAATCCATGAGCGGAAAGGCAGTTGAGATTAGTTCCTGCCCCGTATGATTTGAATTCTTGCGTACGAACGAGGATAGAGGGCGTTTCATACGTCCAAGGATATTCATCGCAATATGTTCCGGAATCTTTGCGTCCGGCTTCGAGATTCGGAATACACCGGTCATAGTATCCTGGACGATCTGGATGATAGGCGTATGCGTTCGGGGCGAAATGATCTGTCGAAGAACAGAAGCAAGTGCCTTTAGTTCGGTTGCAGCCACGATCGATTGTGGCACGTGCATATTCATCTCATCGCCATCGAAATCAGCATTGTATGGCTTTGTTGCAGATACGTTCAGGCGAAACGTTGAATAGGGTAGCACTTTGATGCGGTGGCACTCCATTGATGCCTTGTGGAGAGAAGGCTGACGATTGAACAATACTACATCATTATCAATCAGGTGGCGATGGACTACATCGCCTTCCTTGAGGTCGATTGTCTCTGGGTTGACGTAACGCAGAGAAATACTCTTATCTTCGTCTTTTAGAAACACTGACTTCGCTCCGGGGTGCTTTGAGGGTCCGTTGCGAATATATGTTAGCAACCGATCGCGATTGAATGTTGTAACAATTTCAGGAAATGTTAGATTCATGGCGATCTCCTCTGGAACACCCAGCTCGTCAAGGTCGATGTTTGCGTCTGGAGTAATTACTGAACGAGCAGAGAAATCTACTCGCTTGCCCATCAAATTTCCACGGACACGGCCAGTCTTTGCGCCGAGACGGGACTTTAGTGTCTTCAGAGGGCGACCTGAGCGCTGAGCTGCAGGAGGCAGTCCTTTGATGTCGTTATCTACGTATGTTGCTACGTCGTACTGCAGTAGTTTGGTGCATTCATCGATAATGTCCGCGTTATCACCCTTGTCGATCTTGTCACGAAGACGCTGGTTGATGCGAACAATGCTGATGAGTTTATGCGTTAGATCGTCTTCCATGCGCTGATTGTCCTCCATGACAACCGACGGACGAACGGTTAGAGGAGGGACTGCCAGCACCGTACACACCATCCAATCTGGACGACTGAACTTCGCATTGAAGCCAAGTTTATTCACATGGTCGTCAGTAATACGCTGGAAGCAACGAAGAACCATCTCCGGCTGGAGAGGAATCGGTTCTTTATCCTCCTGGTAAGTAACACCTGCCAATGATGCGACTGTATTTTCAACTTTCTCTACCTTTTTAAACATTTGGCTTCTACAATGCATGCATAGGGCCCCAGCACCCTCTGTTCCAGATGCAGACTTGTTCTTAAACTGTGCAGTAAGCTCACGAACAGCATTAAAACGATCCATTCCACGCAAACTTTCCGGAAATGCAGTATCCAGCGTTACATCAGGCACATACGGATTCGAGCAATTCAAACACACAACTTGTAGGATTTTTTGGATTGTATCTAGAAACTGGTATAGGTATACTGGTCTGGCGAGTTTGATGTGTCCAAAATGACCGGGACACTTAACATTGGTTTGCTTGCATGTCGGACATACCTTGCCATTATCGATGACACCAAATCGAGAATCAAATACACCACCTGGATAAGGCTGATTACTCTGATAAGTTTTATCCGTAATGACCTCGACTACACTGCGTGAGGCAATCTCCTTAGGATTAGCAATGCCAAACTGAACGCCGATAATAGTATCGCCCATTCTTATTCTTACTATTCAATCCGTCTATATTTATTTCGGTTCGTTTTCAACCTAGCGTATGCTCCAAAGTTTTTCGCCAAAATATGTCGTCTGACAGAACTTCTGTTATGAGTTCTTGAGAGAACTCTTCTTGCAACTCGTTCGTCCAGGAATCAAATTCAGGGCCCTTTCGCTTTATAAACTTTTCCTTGTCTTTCAATTTACGATTGAATTTGATGAACATTAGGTCGTGATATACCTGAAAGCAGAACTCTCGGGTGTGTTTTGGGTCTTCGCTTTCGTCTTTTAATCTGCGAACAATTGAGTACCAGTCCTCCATAGACAATGAATCTTTCATTAAAGTATATTTAGAATAATAAGATGCCTCGCAAGACGATGAAGATACGAAAATCGCATAAACCAGAAAAGAAGTACGATGCTGTTTTCACATATCCCGACGGACATACGAAGACTATATCATTTGGTGCAGCTGGAATGTCTGACTACACCAAACATAAAGACAAAACCCGCAGGGCGCGTTATTTGAAACGTCATGCGGGAATGGGAGAAAGTTGGAACAAACCGGATACTGCCGGCGCCTTAAGTAAATGGATTTTATGGGGGCCTTCAACGTCCTTTCGAAAGAATGTTCAAACCTTCAAACGACGCTTTAATTTATGAGTACGACGGCGACTTTTGCGTTTAGCACCCATTCGAGTGTATGGAGCATGCCCTAGTTTAGAATATAAAATTTGATTTCTGCTAGGGTTGTGTGTTAAGAGGCCCTTGCTTGCAAGCATATCCAATGCTTCTCGTCTCTGTGATTTACGCGGACTAGTTACTACGTATTCTTTACTGCCCAACGTATCCGATCCATGTCGTTTATGTGTTCTATGGTGACCACTCATTACGAATTAATCAGATATATTTTTAGCTGGTGGGATTATTATCATTGACTGCTTTTATTGCAGATGGGTTCTCTTCTGGTAACACGGGAAGCTGAACTTCCTGAGGCGTATCATCTGTTTGAGTGCGTGGAGGCAAGGTTGGACGGCGCATCCAGAAAAATCTATGAAACATTTATATTTAGGTTTACACATAATTTATGTGTTATCAAACGGTGGTGGAATGTCCGAGTGGTTAAGGAGGCAGGCTTAAGATCTGCTGCTGTTAAAGCGCGTGGGTTCGATCCCCACTTCCACCAAGGGTGAAAATATCGCCTATACTTTGCGTCTTATCTGACTTAAAGTATTGTCGAGCATTTCGGATGTACAATTGGATATACGCAAATGCAACAGCCCCGATTACGATCGAATACCATAGTTCCATTGTGAGACCTAGCCAGAATCTTATTATTTGGATAACGCGGGAAAATGGATTTAAGAAGTTCAAGTTAGGAGGTAGTAGTCACAAATATAACATATCATGGAATCATACGGCAGTCTCGCCAAGTTCGCCAATACTCAGCGCAAAAAGATGGAGAAGGAGGCGCGCCTGGCGAATATGACGACAGCACTGGGAATGCTGACTGAGAACAAGCAGGCCACTCTGGCGATTGATCTGAAGCTGATTGTCAAGCAGTGGGCGCTTGACGATAAGGTCACATATTAAAAAAGAACAGAGTGAGAAACACGAAAAGTGCGGCGGTGGTCCCGCCTTTTTGTGCGTCCGCCACCCTTTACGCGTCGACACGTCTTGCCTTTATACGTACTTTTCTCACACCCGCTGGTGTAATACATTATACGCTGGACGTATCCTTTGTAACTCGGAATACTTGCATGAAACTTGGAGGCCAAAAAACTTAATAATCCATACATCCATTTCATATAGGCTTTTTTGTTATCCAGATTTACTGGATGTTTATCCATATAAGTTGTCAGATCAATTGGGTATACATCTGCAAGTTGGCGTAAAAACACTCGCTGGGTTGCCATCTCGTCTGGCACTGGATTTTCCGGGTAATTTCCTGCAATTGAAAAGAGAAAGTCCCGACCGAGTATGTGGCCTTTCAGTTTCATAGACGCGTATTTCTGCTTCACTTCTTCGAACGTTGGATTTGGTCCCGGATCTATGACAGATGGATCATCTTTACACTGCGTTCGCAGTTTATGATTCACCATATTGTGAAGTTCATACGCCCACTTTCCCGTATCTTTTATCATCGGAATCTCATGCGTAAACTTAGTGGTACTTTCGCGACAGAATTTACAAGGCAGAACATCCTTGATTCCAAGCAAAAACTCTTGGGGGTTTTTAGATTCAAACGCAACATAATGGATCAATTGCCATCCACTCGGGCCCCAAAATCTAGTATCAATGCCCATTCACACTACTTTAATTAAGTCAAAAAGTTTCTAGCGATCTAATATAAATGGCCGAAATCACTGTTTATACCATCGCGGTTGGGTTCTTCCTAGGTGGTGCTCTTAAGGATTTCTTCAAGTCTTTTACGCAGGATCTAATTGCCCCCTTCGCAGTTCTATTCGGTGGTGTATCGAAGTCCGTAGAAGGCGTTACTATTTCGCTCGGCCCCGTGAAGCTGGAGGTCGGTAAGGTGATTGCCTCTGCATTAACTCTGATGATTGCGCTATTTGTTGTAGCCATAACACTGCCTTACATCAAGGCATACGCGCCAATGATTGGAGCCCGCCGATAAAAAATAGAATAGAATAAGTAATATGGCCGAAACATACGAATCTTGGAAGACATGGGCGTCTAGCACACTGCAGTCAGCAGTATCGCCTATACGAATTGCAGCTCCGAGCCTGGCGACCACACAGGGCTCAACAACTATGCTCGGAACAGCCCCTGAAGGCGCTGGGTATACCTCAACAGGCGGACGTCGTACAAAGAAGAAGGCTCGGAAGCATTAAGACGTTTCATCCAGCTTAATATTCGTCCATCCGCCACGAGGATACTTGCCGAACATAGTCTCCATGCGCTTTTCCATATCAATTGCGACCAGCATCCGCTGATCGTTATCATCTTTCCATAGCTTGAACGCCCGACGCAGACGTGTCTTGTCCAGCTGTGTAATCTCTTCTCCCTCTTCAACCTCTCGGACTCTCTCCGAAATGAACTTGGCAATTGCATCATTTTCATTTCTGTAATCCGAAGTATACTCCATAACTTTTCCAGGAGCAGTCAGCTTGCGTAGTCCAACGCTCGTCTTCAAAATGTGAATTAGATACGACGCAAACGGCATAGCCCATTGAAGTGAGTTCACTGCAAACTGAATACTTTCGTCCAGCGGAAACTCATTTGCACCAGACGGATTAGATACAAATTTCGAGATAAAGTTAATCACCACAAGTCGTCGCCAGGTTCCGCCATCAACCGTATTGATCTTCGGCTTTTCGTTACACGCAAGATGAAACTTAGCAAGAACCTCAAACTCTGATCCTGATTTGAATAAGTCTCGCGCATACATCTTCTCTCCCGATGTCAATTCCTTCATTAATCCGGTATTCAACGCGATTGCCTCATCTGGTTCCTGCATCGTAACGAATCTGCGACCCTTCAGTCGTGCCACTTCGGGCGCAGCATTGCCAGATCCCTTGCGTTTCTGTGTCAGAAGCGAGATCGGAACCGTACACGCATAATCTCCCAATACCTTTGACATCAAATTTGTAATCATTGATTTACCATTCGAACCTGAACCGGTGAGAATATGGAACTTTTGTGCCTGATTGCCACCAATTAGATTTGTTGCAAGATGTTTCATGAAATACTCGCGAACATCTGGATCGGGTAACACTTGCTGTAGAAATCTCTCAACTCTCGGCCACTCTGCATATTCGTAGTACTCTTTGTCTGCTTCATAATCAATCCCGGTCGAGAATGAGATGTAGTCGTCTGGTTTTCCGTCGCGAAAGTTCATGTTTGTCAGGTCCATAACCCCATTGTTGAATGCAATTAGGTCCTTGTTTGCGTCAACCTTGCTATTGAATGTGTCGTCAAAGAACAACTCGCGACATTCACGCATAACATTAGCCTTGAATCCAGTCGTCTTCAATTTCTTGTATACCTTCTCGAACCCGATACGTTCCATATTGAGAATACAGTACTCGCATTTGCCACAATCCTTTTTGTCTTCCGGTGTCAAGCATAGAACGAGCCCGCGATTCACCAGTTCATTTGAAACATCAGCCATCTTTTTGAAGAAGATTCCTGCAATCTCTTTTGACAGACGAAGCAACAAATCCACACCTGAATCTGTCTCTCTCCAGATATGCCCGGACCATCGGTACCAAATATTGTTTTTGAAATCAGAACACTTGTAATTATCGCGAAACTTTGCGTGAATTACAGATGCAACATCAAACTCCGTGAGAGAACACGCGGCCTTGATGAGTCGGTCAATATTAGACGCTTCAATCTCCGCGTATCCTTCAAAATTATCCTCTCGAGACCAGTATCTCAGCGTGCCTTCTCCCAGTTTATCGCCATCGTTTCGGTATGTCAGCGAGTTCCACTTTTGAATACAATCTGCTTCGTTATACTTTGTGTTATTTTGGGCACTGAAATCCAGAAACACGTCAATCAGGTCTGAGTGAATATTGTGAAGGCAAATTCCGACCTGGACCCAATCTTCGTAGTTGTCGGTTCGCTTGATACTCAAATTCATAGCGTGTTTGCGAAGATACTCGCGCTTCTCTGGATCCAGTGGTTGCGTCATTCGTGCATTCGGGGAAGACTGACGAGACCCGGGCTTCTCTGACCGCTGAAGTGGTCGTCCTCGTGTAGTTGTTCGCTTTGTTGGGTCGCCCGTGCCACTCTGAATCGACTCGTACAACTTCTTGCCTTCATCGGTCATTTCCGTCGCCTCGTTATCGTGTCTGCGAATCGATATATTTTTCAGCAATTCTTTAGAGACACGAGGGATATAAGGTGCCTCGATCATTGCAAAATCATTACCGTCCCATTTTAGAATATACGAAATGTTATACGGAAGCGCGTTTGGATCAATATTGTCTGGCTTGCGAGATCCGTATAGAGTCCAAGGAGAAGATCGATTCACTACTGCTTCATCATAGACCTTGTCCCATCCCTCGAGCAGAGGAAGATTCGGGAAGAATTCATCCATGCGGTTCAAAAGCGTGCGTCGAACACGTTGCTCTACGCACTTGTGAGTCTTGAGTTCAGGAATTAGAATGTGGATTCCTGACTTCATTAGCTTCTTTTTGATGCTGTAGGTTGGCTTGCGCTTCTCCATGATGTAAATGTGAGTATTCTCTGGAATCGTTACAAACTCGCCAATTGCAAGGAGATAAGCTCGCGAGAATGCTTTGACCTGGTCTGTGGTGTGTAGATGTTTTGTCACATCCTTTTCGTACAGGAAATCGAAATCAATACGGCAAGGCCCAATTGGTGTGCTCTTTTCCGTGATAAATTGCTTCTCTCCATCAAGAATGCTCTCAGAGTATAACTCGTAGAACTGGTCTAGATCGTCCTCTCCGATGAAGTAATTCCCGCCATTCATCGACGTGTGCGAGGACGCCCCGTCGGTCTTGTGAGACTCGAGAAATTCACGTAGACTGCTCTTTTGTGCCATTCGTATCTTGCCCTCGGATAATTAATTGACGGACCATCCGTTTTGAACGCACGCTAAAAACGGATCCAGCTTCACCATTTCAAATGAGATTATCCCCAAGATGAACGAACATTCCCAGTTTATCGATAAACGTATAGCTGACATTAAAAAGCAAAGCAAATGGCAGTCTTATATCATCGATACATCGCATGATGACTTTATTCATGACTATAGTTTGTGTGTATTCACTAATCTAGTAAATCAGACATTTACTAAATCATATTTAAGCAAAAACTTCTGCTCTGATTGTGGAGAGAGACCACAACACAGGTGTCATGGAATTAATGAAGATAGACCTATGTTAATTCGGCGTGCACTTCAACGAGTCTGGCCAGACACTACCCAAAAAATTAAAATGATTGATATAGTAGTAGCTTTTCTAGAGGAGCATAAAACAACTTCATTCGCTCTTAAGTGTGAGACTTGTCATAAAAAAGAACCAAAAATTAAAGGAAAACGAAAAGCTTACAGGAATAAATAATAGTAGCACATAAGAATGAAGTTCTGTCCCAATTGCAGAAATATGCTGTATGGTATCGAGGAAGACGTTGTAGATGGTGATAAAACTGCAGTTCTATCGTGTCGCAAGTGCGAATACAAGGAGGCACTCACTCGCGAAAACCCAGTTGTTTATGAACATATTCTAAAGCAAGATACTTCTGATACCCTGGTTTTGAATCCTTATTTAAAATACGATCCTACTCTAGAACACTTAACTAATGTTATCTGCCCGAATACAGTATGTCCTACGAAAACTGCAGATGTAAAGCCCGATATTGTGGCTGTAGAACTTAACGAAAAGAAACTAGTATGGATGTATCAGTGCGCAAATTGTGACTATGCATGGAAACAGAACGGACGCGCTAGTTAGTTCCCCGTTAGAGCCTTCCAACTAACCGGGAACTTCTCTTCTAGCAACTTTCCAATCTCATTTGCATATTTTTGAATTTCACGTTGCGCATCCGGACTGGTTCGCAACTTGTAAAGCCTCGAATATGCTGCCAGCGACCCAGTTTCAATGAACTCAGTATACATTGACTGGGGCAATACCGTTCGGGCCACCTCCGGAGCAACGCCCAGCTTCAGAAGCTCATCATACGCTTCAAGTGAAATACGTGTTGATGTTGCATATAAATTTTGTGCAACATCGGCTAGCTCGATAGGGGTATCCTTGCTTCCCTGCTTAACTTTAGCATCTCTCTCGCGGAAATCAGTCAGTTCAGGAGTCCAGCATTCAGGCATATCGCTTACGTATCGGCGACTAACTTCATTGCGACTGAACCCAATCTGGTGACGATACCATTCACGTGCTACAAAGATAGGCATCTTGATTCGAAACTGAATTTGAGGATGAAAAAATGGTGAAATATGGTTATGCTTTGCAAGATAGTTTACTAGCTTCGTGTCCTGTTCTTTGAATTCAGTAGACTCCTTTGCAAATGATACACGGGCAGCGTTTACGACCATCAAGTCATCCCCCATCACGTGAAGGAGTTCTACTTTGTTCATTTTTAAAACGAATGGTTTATAGAATAAACGTTTAGATTGTATAAATGGAAGAGCTCCGCTACAATTCAACCCTGATTCACCCAGAGGTCCAGTCAGTTTCTCGAGAGTCGATCAACGCAAAAGATCGCACTACTCTGCCTTACTACAGCAAATACGAACAAACTGCACTTTTGGGGATTAGAAAGCAACAACTAGCGGATGGGGCTTTACCGCTGGTTGATACTAAAGAATTTATTTCATCAAATCCGCTATTTCTAGAGCAAGTTGCACAAAAAGAGATCTACGAGCGCAAATTGCCATTCATTATTCATAGACGGTTTCCTACCGGTATTTCTGAGTATTGGAGTGCCAGCGAACTGAGTGTGATGTGGGAGTTTGTTTAACCGCTCATAGATTTGAGTGTGGCGTCTGAGGGAGGAAACAACAAAAGAGGTCTCGAATCGTCTTGTGTCCAGCCTAGCATCTTGGGAACATCGTGGGTCAGCCATCCGTCTGCAAATCCAATATCAACGCTTGTGCGAGGATTAAAACGTTCATCATCGATACCTTTTTCGATCTCAACTCTGCGTTCTTCGGTATAACGCACCTGCGAGTTGTTGTAAAGGTATAAGTAGACCGCTAGTAGCACGAGGGCACTGATGTCCCATCGTAGAAAGATAAGGGCAGCAAGCAGAATAATCAGACCCGAGAACCCAACAGGATGCCAGAATGCAATTACGATGGGATTGTGGATCGGTTTCAACATACATGATATTCCAAGCAGGGCGAGTAGCCCCGCGACAATAAAATCACGCTTCATTCTTATTTCATTACTAGAAAACGAATTAGACTAAAGGAATATATCATTAGTAACAAAAATGCTGTTCCCGATTCGTTGTGTATCGTGTAACGCGGTGATTGCCGGCAAGTATCAAGCTTATCTCGAGAAGGTTGAGGAATATCGAACGTATACTAAGCAGACTGAGATGGAATACTTGAGTGCTACAACCGTTAAGACTGCAGAAGGAAAGGCTCTAGATGATCTGAATGTTAAGCGTATGTGTTGCCGGCGCCACTTTCTATCACATGTCGACCTTTCTTAGACAAATATAATCCGTAGAAACAATAAGAGATGTCGTACACCGAATACATGCGACGAAAGACTGCAGGTCAACCTGTCGTAATAAATAATCAAAAAATCCGAACTGCATCCGAGTTGACACAAGAACGTCGACTACTCGCGGCGTCTGTTTTTAAGGTGGACGGGTCTTCGGACGGAACTTTGCGTGGAGATTTATTGTTAACTGGAACTGCAGTTAATCCCAATCAGCCCACGTCTTTTGTCAAGCGAACTGGTCGCCCTTCGGCTGCCAGCGACTTTACTGCATACGTTGGATCTCACGTTATACAGAATGATGTAGTTTTTCCTAATGCATCCAAGACTACCAATCCCGCTGCATGCACCACTAATCCAGACGCTCGGATCGGTGAACCTGCGCCTTATAAATACACCTCCTCCGCCGCCGGAACTAATACTGCTATTCAACCTAGAACGGTTGCTCGAAGTGGAAGCGATTACATTCGCGAACGTCTTGCGTGCCAGCAGGCTCAGGGTGAACGGCATGATGCCAATGAACTCGGTCCTTCTCTTTTCGTAGACGACACCATTCGCAAGCCTGAATACAATAAGCAGTATTTGAGTGGTGCCAAGGATTGTGAGCCGAACGTCAAATTTCCGATGGTTGAACATAGTCACCCACTTACAACTCCACGTGTCCAGACAGGAGTTCTGCCTCGCCCAACCAAGTCGCAGATTCCAGTTTTTAATGTTCCTTCACAGGATTACCCGGTTTCTTCGATTGTTACAATGACCAACTGCTTCACTGGTAAGAACACTACTGGAGTATTCAGCCGTGGCGGTATTCTTCCAAAGGACGCGCTTCGGTATGTCGAGTCTCATCACGGAAACGATTTATCTACTATGGTGAATGGTCGCAAACCTGTGCCTATTAAATACCAGATACCCGATGGAACACCTGCTCATTTGAAGATTAACGATCCATTTGGTCCTCGCACGCCGAATATGTAGTTAAAGAGAAGTTATAAGAGTTATATAATGTTAGAAGTTTGCAGTAATCTACATAAAACTCCAGAATTTGCGAAACGTTTTGCTATAAACATTTCACAGGTCCCATCATCTGATATTGTAATTCAATGCGAGGCAATCCTCCAGCATCATGCAGATACTTCTATTTTTCTAGGATTTCTAGAGCCGGGATGGATGCTTTCTGCCGAATCTCAAACACGTATGCGACCTATTTTTCGCAAATTTAAAGTTGGATTTACATGTGTTCATAGTGAAAGCATCCCGTTCTCCTGGAAAAACGAAATTGAAACCCTATTCGTTTAAATGCCATCAAGAAATGGACACTCCTACGCTGTCTACGATGGTGGTACTGTATACGACCAATTTGAAGTTCGATACAACTGAACTTGTCAATTTGATTCCGCTTGAACATGGAATTATTCGTGTTGAAAAGAGGGGTATTGCTAAGAGAGGCAGAAGCAAGCGCGACGATGTGAATCGTAGGTCTAAGAAGGAGTCAAAAAGCAATAATACTGGATTCGGCAATAACTCGATGACGTTAGTTATACTCGATGATGGAAATGGAACACTTAGGGAAAAAGAAATCACAATTAAGATATTTCAAAATGGTGTGTTTCATTTGACCGGGGTTATCGATGATGCATATGACTCATCTTCGATGTCAAAGGTTCTGCAGATTATATGGAGCCATTGTCGAACTGCGATTCGCGAATGTCCGGATACATACGAGATTTTGAATCGGCGAGTTGTTCTCATGAATTATACCACAAAACTAATGATCGATGCAGTTCCTCGGCAAGCATTATATAACGTGATTCGTCAGCTCAATCTGGATAATATTTCGATTCATTATGACCCGGATGTTTATCCCGGTGTCAAGATCCACATTGGTCCGCATAAATGGATCGCTAAGGTATTTCGAACCGGTAAACTAATTCTCACTGGGATCACAACTAAAGATCAATGTCGCGAATTTGTACTTCAGCTAACGGCTCTTCTTCAGCGAACACTTCCCACTCTTGCAACTGCCATGGAATCAAGATAGTGCGTTGGAAGCCATATTAACGTATGTTGAGAAGAATTAGAAATGCAGGCTGATGGTCTTGGAGCGTTCGAGATCACTATTCCGACCTTAAATGCCATTCAAATTCAGGCGCTTGTTCGCGATATGGACGCTTCTATGCGCCGACACAAGAAACTAAAGCGAACAAATCCCCAAGAGTATCGCAAGAAGATTGAAGAAGAGAACAATACACTATACACATATTATATTGCTGTTTTTGAAATGCATATGGAAGGTCGACTTGACGAAACGTTTTTTGAAATGCTCAAATTGAAGCAGAAGATTGAGAAGGGTGAAATTACTGAAGACGAGGCGTCTAAGCTGGTCGGTCAGCGACTTTTTAACCGATATGTAGAGCCAGTTGTAAAGCCAGAACAATCCAAGGCTACTCCTCCTCTGTCCTATGAAGATTATTACAAGCAGTTTAGTAATAAAGATGAATAGAGCGATTGGATTTAGTCAGCCAATCGTCCCTAATCCATGCCACTTTCCCAGATATTCGCCTGAGCCAAAAATAAAGGCTCAGGGGATTCGCGAAAAATGGGATCCAGTTTCTAAAAGACTTATCCCGTTAAATACCAGTTGTAGTAAGTAATATGCCCGTTACAAAGTATTTCGGACGAGTTTGGAGTTCCCCAAAACAAAAAGAACAGATTCTATTCAAATGCGATCCTGCATTGCAACGACCTATACGAATTGGATGTTGTAGATCTATCATTCTAGATATTGCTCCTCCGGTTGCTCCTCCGGTTGTTGTTATTAGTTTTATTGGCCTTGACGCTAGCAATAACATGTGCGTTATTTTCAAGTGTACTCCTGAAGCTATGTGTGGTATCGAATTTATTCGAAATAATCCAGATATGTCTAAAACAACATTAACGACAATAAATATACTAGGTCCATCATTTGATACAAAAGAAGTTATCACTAGTTCAGATATTATTACAACGTCCGGTTCTGGATACTCATATACTGCTAAAATTACTCCAGTGAATCCAAGTGGAGATATGGTATCTGCTACTACCGTTATATACTAACTGTCTTCTATAAATACTTCGCGCAACTTCATCAAAATCTTGCCTAGCTTGTTCTGTCCGCGCCATTTGGATGGCGATTTAGCTTTATCGAGACCTATTGATGTTCCGATGCTCCAGTATATATCGCGTGCATCTGCATAGCCAATTACTTTCTCGCCCGTCTCCACTAGTTTCTCACGAATTTCTGGATGCTGGACGAATTTAGCCCTTACTGCCTTTTCCATAACTTGATCCTGCTTTGCCTTCCACACTTCCTCATTGTAGTCTTTAACCTTATTACCCAACGCCTTAACCGCTTTAGATGTTTTTGTTTTCATGATCTTTTTCAAAATGTCTTCATCCTTGAACTCAACTGCCTTCATTGCCTGGTAATAATGCTCGACAGAAGGATACTTTGTTCCATCAATTTCTACGGCATGATCCGACATATTGCTGAAGTCGCGATACTGCCCGCTTGACTCGTCTGCAGTTGCAAATAATACTGGCTCTGGTTCAGCTTCCGCCTTCTTTAGCTTTCGTTTCTTTGGCTTCTCTGCTTCTACTCGTTTCTCCTCTGCAACCTTCTCAATCTCTTCTTCTACACTCTCCTTTGGCTTGTCTTCCGGCTCCTTCTCCTCTTCCTCTTCCTCTCTCTCTTCTTTCTCTGGCTCCTTCTCTTCTGGTTCCTTGAACTTGCGCACTCTCTTAAACACAAATGCGCGATTCAGGAATGAAAAGTCGCGTTGCATTTCTCCGAGTGTAATACGAGTCTGATTCTCATAAATTTCGCTGAATAGTTTAGATTCCTGTAACTCGAATCCCATTTCCTCCATGATTTCTGTCACTTTCCCGAATGGAACCAAATACTCAATTTCAGGTTTAACGAAACTTTCTAGGTATACTTTCACCGGCATACCGAACTCTTCCGCCCAGCTATCTTTGTCCCGGTATTCTTTAGTATATTCTCCTGCTACTCGCCCCTCTACCGTGAACAAGTGCGTATTCTTTCCGATAAGCAGGGAGTATATTGCCTGACCGTCCGAACAAGTCCCAAAGAAGAACTCCTTACACGAATCACGGACATTCTTCGCAAAGCTACGAAACGTTTCCTCCGATTCGCAGGCATAGTGCATGGCAAACTGGCACGACACATCTTCAAACGAGTTTAGTCCCTCGAAATGCTTCAGATAATCAGTATGTCCAGTCTGCGATCCCAGTAGAATCGGCATGTACTTGTCGCTCTGCTCAAATAAAGGATGCTCCGTAAAACTTCCCTGGACTAGCAGAAGCGGTGGCAATCGTCCGTCCTTCTTCTTCTCCAAGTACCGCTTACTCGCACTATCAACCGGAGAGGCTAAGTTAGACAATGAAATATCCATTCCTACAATCTTAGAAGGCTGTGCCTTAATCCATTTCTGTAAATCTCCGCCCTTGCCTACTGCAAGCTCAAGCAGAGTATCTCCTTTTTTCACGTATTTTGAGTACAAATCTTCCTTGATTCGATTGTGAAATGCGTATACATCCGTAAAGGCACGCGCATCTCGCTTGATGTCGTCGCGATAGTACATGTCATCTTCCATAGTGTCGTCGATTGGCTCAGAGTAATGCTTCTTCAACATGTCTGCAGTGACCGGTACGTGCATCGATGTCCAGATAGAGTTCGCAACCGACACGTCATTGCCATACTGCGCCTCTCCTAGCACTTTGTATTGATATGTCTTGTCGTAGCGTGTGCGCATGATTGTCCACTGCCGTGTGTCTATATCAAACGCGCATTCGATAATAGTGTTGTTCTCGACCTTCTGATTTTCTTCATCAATCGGAACTCCTCTTTCGTTAAGCGGAATTAGAATTTGATACGCATCCGGATCACGCGGAACTGATGGCTGAAATAAGGAAGGAATTCGCGCTGAGTTTATCAGTTCAAAATCTTCAGGCAAATCTCGTGGGACGTATTCGCCAGTCATCATCTCTCGCGGATATACGTATATATCTTTTGCGTTCCTTGATACATACAGATCTCCCTTGATAACTTCTTTGCTATCAACTGGATTTATGAATCGAGTTGGAGTGAACCGGACCAGAAAGTCAATACTATTCTGATCTGCTGGCTTCCATTTATATACTCGAGTCCAAGTGCTTCCGTTTCGATCTGATTGAGGCGCTACACTCGAAAGACGCGGTGTAAAGATAAGCCCATCTGTTTTATACTCAAATTCAGTGTCAAGCAGTTGAGTGATCGCTTCTTCCATCATGACACCATCACCAGCAAGGAATAACTTTGCCTCGATGCGCATAGGCGTCAGCGACGGTTCAACCTGGAACTCGCGCATATCTTCTAGGAAGAGATGGGCGCATCCCAGTCGAGAATTCAACGGATTCTTAAGGATATCTTCGTCATTCGTCATCAGCGGAATGTTTCTCGTGTCGCGCTTTCGAAAACGATAGACATCGAAGATACAGAACAGGTTCTTGTCTGCGATGAACTCGCCATCAAGGAAATCTCCTGCATGAGAATTATCCTTGACTTTCAATCCGGTCCAAGTGACTTGAAGTTTTGGAGTTATTTTTAAAATACGTCCATCGTTAGCAACATATAACCCTGATCGTTGTCCGTCTGCTTTGTTTGTGACTGTATACCCCTTGGAAACATTGTGAGGATTTCCCGGACGGATATGCTTTCGAACCATCGTAACCGGATTAAAGAAGATGTGCCCGCTCTTTCGGAACTCTTGTTCATATTTTTGAATGTCTGACTGAGTAAGCAAGAAACTTGTTTGGTAATAGGCTTTTAGAATGGTAGTAGTAATCTGCATAAGTTCCTGAACCACTAGATTCGTATCCAGCTTGGTCTTCTCACCAACAAACTCAATTTCAAGTTCGTATGTGTGTGGCTGTTTCAGGACATCGCGAATCAGCTTGACCTTGCCTTCACGATCCTTAGACTTCACCATCGAAATATCAATCTGGAATAACCCGTTCGGAGTTTTATAGGACTTGCGATTTATAAGGCGAAAGTATGCCTTCGGGTCACTTGGACTTCCGTCGTAGTCTTTTTTGACAGGTGTTTCGCGACGCAGAGTGAACTTGGCGTTGATTTCTGATACGTCAAGAACGTCACGCTTTCCATCGTAATACCGCTCCTTTCGCTCAACTTCTAGAGGGATTTCGCGGAACGAGTTGTTAGAGCATACCTTATGAATCGGATGAACTCCTCGGACGACGACACGAGTATCTCCGGGATATCCGATTGTTAGGTATTGTTCTTCCGTGGGAGGCCCGATCGACATAGTTTGGACTGCAGAAACAATCCGGTCTATGACATCTTTAGTCTGAATCTTACCCGAGAGCAGTTTACATTCAACCTCTGCTTTCGAATCGCGCTTTGCGATGTTCAGGAATTCTTCCAGCACTTTAAGATGCTGGGGAGAAATATACTCCATATCTGTTATATTTTAACTTGGATTAAACTTGTTCGTTTTTTATTGCACCATACGTTCATATGTCTTTCGCTGTTTGTTATCATCGTCAATCCTTTTTCGTTGGTCAATTGAAAAATGAATATATGTATCAATCTCCTTCATACATTCATCATTTAGATTCTCTGTTGAGATAAGAATTCCAGTCTGCGTCTTGGTGAAGTTGTCAGTGTACTTCTTGATGATATTTAGGATTTGGGAATGTTCATTCGGGTCCATTTTATCGATATAATCCTTCATGCGCTCTCGATCTATTCGCGAGACTGAGTTCATTTAGCTTCTACATCCTCACTCCGTTTAAGTTTCCTTTTTTTAGGCTTTTCGTCAGACTGAACCGGATTGATAATAACTTGCATGACCTCGCCCGACTGTTTTGGAATGGGTGCCACCTCTGGAATATCTATTGCTTGAGTGTTGGTTTCTTCCGCCTGGCCGACCAATTTAGCAACTACGATAATCTCCTCATCACCCTGCTTGAACTGGGTCCCAATCACTTCAAATTCAATATCCTGACCTGGCTCTATCTTTTCAAATAGGCTATTGCCCAGATGTAGATCGCGAGGAATCAGAATTTTCAACGGAGAAAGCTCAATATGAAGGCCGACCTTGGACTTAAGCACCACGTTTCCGCGAAATGTCTGGCCTGGATGTGGCATACACACGTCTGCTTGGAACTTCACATCGTAATCAACTCCGCCTTTCAGGTAGTTTGCACGACCAACAGAGTAATTCATAATCGTGAAACTATCCTGATGAATGAATCCCTCGCGTAGACATTTTCCCTGATAGTGATTCTTGAGCTGGGCTAGTAAGGATGATTGGATATTTTTCTGGATATACTTTGCATGAATGTGGACCTTCTTCGTCAGCTCACGGCGTTCAAATAGAGGATCCATTCTCTTGATATTACTTTCCTAGATTACTTTAATCCCTTTTCAAACTGAAAAAGGTTTTTTTGTTTGTTTTTTATGTTTTGTTTGTTTTTTTAACGAATCCGAGTTAGCCGCCGAACGATAAATACGGCGCTTGCAGGATCCGTAGTGTCCTTATACGCCACATACAAGCGGCTTGCGCTCTTACCGACGCCGAGCTCCTGCCAATCCAATGTCGCCGTCTTCTTTCCCTTCTTGAGAGTCATCACCTCGTTATACGTCACACGCTTCCCCTTACCAGTGGTAGATGACAGGTAAAACCCGGCATCGTCCATCTTCTTCTTCTGAATGTGCGACGAATACTTCTTCGCGTCTGCAAACGTCTCAAACTCCGTCCACTCAGATTCAAAGTCGTCCTCGTCCGCCACGTCGCGCGACGCGGTCTCGCTATTCTTGCGCCGGTTGTTGATGATCGCCTCGGGGTTCTCACCGGAGTTGATGATCTCGTTGAGCGTCTCCATGCTCGTCTCGGAGCCGTTGAACTCCTCGGCCATCTGCCGCGCCACACGCTCCATGTCCACGCAGATGTGCATGAACGTCTTGGGGCAGTAGACCGTCGTGGTGCAGTAGCTGTCCCATCCCAGCATGTTTCCGCACGTGCGGCCGAACAGCTGGTAGATGTCGTCGTTCGTCAGGTTCGCGTGCCCAAACACCGCGGACGTGAACGAGCCGGTCTCCTCGCACGTGAGGGTCTGCCCCATGCCGACGCACAGGAACCCCGTGAACACCAGCGGGCGTCCACTCAGCCCGTCCTTATTCACCAAACTAGCCACCGCATTGCACGCCTCGTCGTCGCTACCCGACATCACGCGCGTCACCTCCTCGCCGTCGTCGTCGTAGTACGACAGCGTCTTCTCGATCCCATTCATCACCACCACCACGGCACTCGGCGACAGCTTGAAGATCAGGCTACGCACCATCGAGTGCGTAGCCTGGCGATACATCGCAGGGGCGAACACGCGCGCATCGGCGCACAGCAACTTGCGAGTAGACAGCACGTAGGCCATGTACCGCAGGAAGTCGCGCTCAACGCCCTTCGCCTTCTTGGCGTCCGCGATAGCAGTCACGAAGCCCTGCGTGACCTCGTCCAGCTCGACCGCCGTCTCGATGTTGATGAACTTGTGGTTGCTCGCACCGATGTAGTTCGGCGAGTCCAGGTTGTCCAGGTAGTGCGTCGTGATGTTCGACCAGACGCCAGTGCTGTAGATGCCCTCGGGCGTCGCAGTCATCGCCAGGATGCCCTCGACACTCTTGAGCGCGTGGATGCCCTCGATCTGCGACCGGATCTTCGGCGCGATGTACTTGTGGAGCTCGTCGTAGTACGCGAACATGCGCACCTTGTCGCCGTGGATGGCGTCAATCGCGTTGATGAAGTCCACGCCGTCGTTGAAGCGCACGGAGTGAGAGCAGCACACGATGATGCGCGGGAAGTTGGCCGTCGCGGTCATGAACTTGCCCTTCAGCGTGTCGAGCGTCTTGGCGTGGTGGAACTTGCCCCCGTACTTGCTGGCGAACACCACGACACTGCCCTTGCCGTACAGCGTCTCCAGCGACGTGAGGCGGGCGACGAACTGCTTGTTGGCGAGGAGTGTGTTCATCGTGTAGATTATGTGGACGCTACGCTTGCTCATCTCGTCCTCCAGGATACGCGACGTGATGGTGCTGATGCACGTGAACGTCTTCCCCTCCTGACAGCGCTTGACGCACAGCGCGAACTTCTCCATACGGTAAGGCTCGGACATTTTGCGTTGGTACACTGGTATTGGTCATGCCCGCTGTGGCCTTAAACTTCTTAAATCCGTTTTCCCGATTTTTACTTCAGAGTCTTTTTCATTTCGTCCAGAGCAGTCCATTCTTCAGGGGTATACCACACTATTCCTTCCTTCTCTTCCAATACGGCTGACCGAATTGCCATATCTAAATACACACACTTCAGCTCACGATTCTTTGCTTCAGGGGGGAATCGGCTGCCTAACCATTCCATAAACGAGTCCAGAATAGCAGGAGGGTATACTATACACGTTCGTCCGCCAATTCCCTTGCTTCGTTCCACTTTCTTCACCGGAATCGCCTTTTCGTCTACATTAAATACTAGTTTCTTGTCTTCATCTTTAATTTTGATTGACCCAAAATACGCATCACGCTGTTTCAAGAACTTCTCCTTTAACTGCTTTTTCCACGCATCGTATTCATCCTTTTCTGTGCCGATTGGAGTTATCTTCTGGAACTTGGAATTGTATATCTCATCTGGACTAAATATGAACAAATTTGGAGTCTTTAATACTTTAGCGTATATTGGGGGTTTAGACCAGTTTATTGAAAAAATGTGCTTAATCTTGTCTGCTCGAGATAAGACGTGATCTACAAAGTACCATTCTTTAACTTCATCTGAAAAATTCTTTACGAACGGAGGCCATCGATGCTCAGATAATCTTTTGCTAATATCGAATGCCGGCTTCTCTTCCTCTTCTTCTTCCTCCTCTTCTTCCTCCTCCTCCTCCGGCTCAGCTTTTATAGAAACTGGTTTGCTTGACTCGGGGTTTAAAATTTTGTCCTGTAATGTCTCATTCTCCCGAATACTGAATGACAGCAGTCCCTTCTTTGCTTCAAGATGCCCGCTTCGGCCATACGAATCCTTTAGAACCACACGCGACTCAACTGCATTCTGTAAAATGTATGATATTAACTCCGGTTCATATTGCTTCATCTCTTTTGATTCATACATATCCTTGAAGGTCCATATCGGTTTCCGTAGTATCATTGAAATCAATTTGTCAAGTATTTCGTCCCGTACGTCCAGTATTGCAGACAAGGGTCGCACGTGATTCGGATCTTCTTCAGACTCGTCCACTTTACACTCCAACTCGGTATCTTTGATGAATGCAGGCGAAGACATTGCTTGAATTGGTAACTGAAGTTCAACGCCATCTTGATTACGTGTTTGAGGGACTTTCAAGTTTCTCCAGTCTGCAGGAAGAGAGTTGACTGCATGTTCAAGCGAACAATCCATTGCAGATTCCATTAAATTCTTCTTCACTTTCGCAATTGCAATTCCCTTCTGTTCTACAATTGCACGATATATGTACTCGTCCAACGTTTCCTGCTTTTTGTTTGCATAACGGCATACGTGGAGATATACTGTCGTGTTTTGCTGTTCGAACGGCAGAAGTGAATGAGAACATACGCGCATACCACGGCCAATCACCTGCTCTATCCGGCTCATGTTGAACCATGGGTCTAGAATGTGGATTTGACGAACATATCGAAAATCAACACCCTCAGATACCTTTGGAGACGCAAGAATTACACGGATATCTTCTCCGTTAACATTTTCGCGTCGGCGAAGACGAGTTAGAATGCGATTGATCTCTGTATCCGAGTTTTGAGACGTGATTAACGCGTATTTTCCTTTGGATCCTTTCTGAACTTCATTAGACGGCTCTCCCAGTAAAGTGTTCCCTAATGCAGAGGTGTATCCGTGTTCTTCCAGACACATTGCGAATAACTGAACTCCCAATTCTGCTAAATTGGAATATATGAACACAACTCCGGTAGAGTTGTCTAGGATATTGGCAATGAGGGCGAACTTTGAGCTATAGGTTGCAACCGTAGATGGAGTTAAAAATGGTTCTGTTTTGTAAAAATATTGTCCTTCACGTTTTTCGAATACATCATTGAATCCTTTATTTTCTGGAAATGTACAGATCGTTCTGTGTTCAGACAAGCCTCTTAGCTTCAACTCGCCAACTATGCCTGCTTGAAACGGAGACATGATTGATTGGGTCAATGGAAGATACTTCAGTCGAGTTGTAATTTTCTTGCCGTTCACGTCCAGTGTGCGATCGTTCTTTGCAAGAATGTTATCAGGCGGAGGTAACCGGAATGGGAATGTGAACGGGTTCTCTCCCTTAACGAATGAAATATATGTCTCACACAGCGAACGAAACTCAATTTCGGCTTTACGATTGATGAAATCTCCTTCGTCGGTGAAGAATTCATTTGCATGAATCGATTCACTCGGGGCCTGCTTCCTCGAATTCCACAAAAACAAATTTAAGTAATCAAAAACTTCTTCGAACCTGTCGTACATAGGGGTTGCTGTCAATAATACGAGGGTTATTCCATTCGCCACTTGTATAATCTGTTTTAAAGCAGCACTGATTAACTTTGCGTCTACATTAGTCTCAGTTGTCTCTCGTAAGTTGTGCGCTTCGTCGACAATTAGAAGTCGATTATCGAATGTTGCGTGAATCCAGGTCTTAACATCTATCGGAGTATTACGTATCTTCTGCTTCTCCAGAATGTTTGCAAATTCACCATAACCTTGAAATTCATAAAACTCATTAATGATTTTAGCAGCTCGAGACATGAGAGTTTCCTGCTGTTCACGGCTTGAGACCTTTAGAGGCTGGCGCTGTCCGCGCTGAAGTATATCTAGATAACGACGACCGGTGCACTGCTTTGAAGTCAACAGCCCATCTACGTCAACATTGACTCGTGATACATCAAAAATTTGGTTCTTAAAATTCTCCTGGATCGACGGATTTGCAAGGACTAATACTTTCTTGTCCTGAAATTCGGGTCGTAATATGTATTCTTCTGCAACTTGGATTGCAGAGCAGGTCTTTCCGACACCGGTCCCGTGAACTAGCAAGATGTTCTGTGTGGGTGCATCCGGACTTAAGACACGACGAAGGAACCTCTGCTGTGGCTGTAATTTAAATGCAAAGGAAGTAGAAGAACAAGCATCCTCTCGCATCTGTTTGAGAGTATCTAAACTTGCAGGCGGTAACTCTGCAACCTTTGTCTCTGCAATTTCCGGATACGTTACGTTCACCATTATATTTCTATTAGACAAATGGATTTAGATCTTTCGTTCGAAGAAGCGGACCATATCCTCCGTCGCGACTGGTTCATGTCATCTGAGGATATTGATGATTTGCTTTGGAAACTATACGAGGAGGTGTATCAGCAGGTATTCGAGATTCGGCACACGTATTCGGACAGGATCCAGGATGTTTTCTATAAATACGAAACACGCCCCCCTTCAAGAGTAAAGGAACTCACGGATGAAATGATGGACGAAATATGGAAGGAAGAGTACGAATTGTTTAATAGAAAACGCGCCGAGTCAATGAAAACATTTGTGCCTCCTCCACGACCACGAACGCTATGGGACGACCAGTATGATGAATTGAAAGCTAAGATTGAAAACTACTACGTCCAGTTAGAAAAATACAATAAGAAGTCAAAGTATTACAAGGACGATATTGAAGGAGTTGTCACTGCAATTGGAACCGCCCAAAACGAATTTGAAAGTCTCAAGGAGAAGATAGAGCAACAAGATAAGAACTGGCACGAACTACAATGGATCGAAAGTGTAGTCTTTGCAGGCGCAGATGTTACTTGGTAATGACGTGTCGCTGTGAAAAGACATTTTGTATCGAGCATAAAGATCCCGAGGATCATGAATGTGGCTTCGACTACAAGACGTATGGTAAAGATTTGTTGGAGAAGCAAAATCCTAAGATAAAAGCACAAAAAATTGAAGCCTTATAATTAATGAAACTATTATCGATAGCAAGTGCAGTTGTATGGGTTGACTTCCTGACAATTACACTTTCAAAAATCTTTCATCTCGGACATTCGTTAGATAAATGGTATAAACAGTTTGGCATTGTGGCGGTGATTAGTGATTGCTTGGTGATTGTTCTTGGAATCCTTCTTGTGTTGATTGTATTTCCAAATATTAGCCTGGTCTACTTAGTATTAGCGGTAGTCATTGTCCAGATAGTTCATGATGTTCTCTTTTTTCTGTTTGTAATTCAGCCAATACCTTCAGGTCATAACGCAATGATAGATTTATTTAAGGAGTATGCAGACGAGAATTCGTGGAAGATATTGGTTGCTGACTCAATTATGATTGCGTCGACTTGTATACTTGCCAGTTATTTGGACACTATACCGGCTATGTATTCTTCGTTTTTTGGATTATTAGGAGTCTATGGTATTACTTATATTATTTACACTACATAATGGGAGGCGGATTATTTGGCACTCCTTTGGCATTAAATCCAAAATGTCTAGTGTTCTCTGGATTTGTGTTGGCAATATACTGGCTTCCTCATCCTTACTATGTTTCTCATAACATTGTCATTGGATTTCTCCTTGCTACGTTAGCATATGTGGTCATGGCCTGGTATGATCTTATATATGATTGCAATGATCATCTAAGGCCGACTATACTGGGATGGATATCGATGCCTTTTAAGCCCCAAGAATACCGAGACGCATACGAACAATTGCCTGTGAAATACCAGAAAATTGTTAGATGGGTTGATATCGGTATTTTAATAGTTCTGCTTATTCTGACGTTTAGTCCGTATCTGCTTCAGGCGTCTCGTCGTCAGTAGTCTCTGTCTTAATCGCAATCAGCTGCTTGATCTCCTGGCGTGCAAGTTCAAGTTCAAACTCGATACGAGACAGCTTGCTACTAATCTCGTTATTCATTAGCTTCATCAGCGAGTCGTATGTGTAGTAGATAAAAAGACTACTTCCCACAAGTCCGTAGAAATAAACATCACCGTTGATAGTGCACTCCATTTATATTATAGATTAATGTTGCGCGAAAATCATTTATACTGCGGTTTCAAGTATCTCTTTTATTTTTACCTTGAGTTCCTTCTCAGTATTTTCTGGAGTAATATGGGTCGCCTTTACTTCGTCTTCTGGAGAATATACTTTCACTTTCTCAAGACCATTCGTCTCAGAAGGCATCGCGATGTCTTCAACGTCCTTAAACTCTGAATTGAACTGATTGATGATAGACTTTGGTGATGACGGCGTTGTTTCGGACAGACGTTCCATGCTATCACGAATTAGTTTTAGAAGCTGAGGAGGGGGCATGCGTTCGTCGCGAGGCAAGGCAAGTTCGATTGCAATCTGAGAGAAGAGTTTGCTGTACTGGATGTAGGCAATTCGGTGAGCTTCTGCACGCTTAGCAAATGAGAAATAGCTTCCTAGAGTGTTTAAAATTCCAACAAAAATAGACACACCACCGATAGCAATGCCGGCTAGTTGGGTTTTATCTCCGAACAGGGTTGATGATCCGACTGATGCAGTTCCGGCCACGGTTGATAATACAATGACAGGAATCTGGATTATATTATTTCGATAATTCTGATGAAGTTCCGCGCGCTGATGAATCCACGCCAGTCCGCGACACTTTTCTGCTTCCCTGGCAATCAGAGTTTCTAATTGAACCGACCAGTGTATTTCCCGTGCTTGCTGCTCGTTATCTTTTGGAGGACAGTTATTGCTGTCTGCCATTTTTTAAATTGCTACATTTTATCTGCGTCTAGCCCCCATCATACTCATTGGTGGAGGAGGGGACATTGGAGCAGGGCGATTTAGAAATAACGCATAATACGGGTAATAGAACCCGCTAAAGATGAATGCAAGGATAGACCATCCTACTGAGTGAAACGTATCATAAGATAGTTTAGCGGCGCCGTATGAGAATAAGATTGACAAAATCAAACTTATCGATACACTCATCATCACGCCTGCTCCTCCGGACATAAGCCCTACGGAAACACCTGGTGATGCCTTCTTTGCCTCCTTAGTTTCAGCTATTACAGGTGATGGATTGCTCATTTATTAAAAACGAATTATATTTTTATCGATAGCTTGATGATATTAAGAATGTCACTTGAAATTATTGTTGGACCTATGTTCTCGGGCAAGTCTACATATGCCTTGTCTTATGTTCGCAGAAACAGGTCAATCGGTCGCAATGTCAAGATAGTAAAGCCAAATATAGATTCAAGGTACACCGATAGTCACGTTATGATTTCTCACGACAGGGAACAGATTCCGTGTATTGTGTGGGATGTAAATCTTCCATTTGACACAAATTATTTCATAAACTCAGACTGCATTGTCGTCGAAGAAGCCCAGTTCTTTCGCGGACTTAAAGAGTTTGTCAAAAATCTTCTGATCGACCAACAAAAACATATTCTACTAGTGGGTCTAGATGGAGATGCCTCTCAAGAAACATTCGGAGAGATTTTGGATTGTGTCCCTCTTTGCAACAAACTAACTAAACTGAATTCGTATTGTTCAGTGTGTATGGATGGAACACTTGCATCGTATACAAAACGCATCAATGAGGAAAACATTCTAGAGCAAGTTCATGTCGGTGGATCTGAAATGTACAAGGCGGTTTGCTTGAAGCATCTGTAATGGAAAAAGTTGTGCTTGATAATTTTTATATTTATTTAGTAGAGCCCGTCAATCCACACCTTGCGGGTGTCGGCGTCCATCACAGCCAGCCTATCCAGAATCTTGTTCCCCTGTGCAATCCGCTCGTCCTCGTTGTCAATGTCCAACAGCTTCGGGAACTCCCGGCCAAGCACCTCCGATATACTCTCAAATGAACCGACGCCCTCCAGGTAGCCCGCCAGCACGTTCGCCAGCCGGCTCAGGTTCCCCTGCTGGCACATGCCGACGTTGTCTTCCAGCTCTGATTTTAGAATAGTACGCAATGTTTTCCGGTCCTCCGAGTTCTTGATGTACTGCCACACCGAATCCAGCAGCCGCCCGTAGATTCCCGGGCCTAGCGAGTAGATGCAGTCGTCTGAAGTATATTTTTCAAGCATGGTGCGCGACGCCTGGATCGACAGCCTGCAGTCTGCGATGATCTCGCCAGGCGTCTTTGAGCATCTCCTCATGTTCCACCTGAAGATCTTCGGCACCTCGATCTTCATGACCCGCTTGATGATGTCAGTCGTCTGCTGGATGGCTGTGATGGTGTGAACGTTCTGCTTGTCCTGTACGAATCGCGCCAGCGGCTCCGGGGGCGGCGCGGGTCTTGCTTGCACGGCGGGTCTCGGGCGAGGATCTGGGTCGCGAATGTCGTTGTCGACAATACGAAGCGCCCTGGCAATTGCGTCATTCACGATGCCGTCCACCATGACACGCTGACGCTGGTACTCCTCGCGTCGCATGTCCCCGCGGCGCCTCTTTCTTGCGATATCCTCGCGGACCATCGCATTCGCCTCTTCGCCATGATACTGGAACACCTCCGCGTACATCCGCCAGTGCATTCCGCAGAAGCAGAGTCCATCTCGTGAAATAATGGACCTGCGGCCACACAGGTCCCCCGGTTTCGTGTAGGCATGGCATACGGCAGCCATGATTATGTCGTGCCTCCCGCCCCGCTGGCCCGGCTGAATCCGTTTTCCCGGATGGACGTTGGCCCAGGGGTATGTTAATTCATGCGTCATTATTTAGTTTCATATTCTCTTCTTGCAACTCGGTCAAGGCTTCGAATGTGTCTGCTACTTCCTTATGTAGCTTTTCATTTTCAGTCTTCAGTTCCTCAATCTCTTCCTTCATCTTGGCAATCTCTTGCAATTGAAGTTTATACATGGCCTCATAGTCATACTCTTCATCGATCTCCATTGCAGTCATCTTGCTTAAGATTCTATTTTTAGGATAAATAAATCCGTTTTGGAAGAAGAGGGGTTGTAAAAGCAGAGTGAGCATTGTGATGGGGCATGTCTCTGGTATTAGATTCTGCTATTAGATGTGTGTCTCTGCTATTTGATGTATGTCTCTGCTATTTGATGTAT